ACCGACTAGTGTTCGACTACATGGAAGGCCGGAGAGGACATGCGTGCGCATCCCGTGCGGCACGACGCATGATTGACGAGTGGTGGGACGACCCCGAGCATGACAAACAACGCGCTTGACTTCTGAGCGGAAGTCAAGAACGCGCTTGGGTTCGCGCGAAACTTTTTATCAAGTCGAGCGCGGCGAAAGCCCAGCCGCGCTTGAGCTTTTTCCGGGCGCGCTTAGCTTACTTGGGTTTCTTACCTGGAAAAAATTCTCCCGACAAATCGACCCCGGCAACCGGCCCAGGGGGAGCCCCCGTGACGGTGTCGAAGGCTTCCGCTGTCACGCAAGGGTCTAAGGTAAGTAAGTTAAGTAAGTTAAGAAGAAGAAGAAGAAGAATATATATAGGCCCCAGCCCCGCTGGGGTTTCCGGCACGCTTGGCTTTTTACTTTTTCCGGTGGTGAAGTCGAGACGAAGCGCGCGAAGGTAAGCGCGGAACCCTCCTTGCTGGGTGATACTGCCAAAGCGCAACGCACGGACCTTATGCCGCCCCGCGCGCGGGCGCGAGCCGGGGCTTGCTTAATGTACAACAACGCAGATATACTCTCTCCAATGTCCTTGGGCGTGAGGCTCATCGACCATCCAGACGGCGCGAGGCCGTGTGAAACGAGTGAATACGGAGGGCGTGATGCTCCCAATCGAGAAGCTGAAGCCGAAGCCGATGGTGCCGTTCACGGCGGAGCGCAAGCAGCGGTATCTTGAACTGTTTCGTTCTCACCCGGAGCTGGGTGGGCGGAAGTACCTGTGCGCGGAGGCCGTGGGCGTTTCCGGCTCCACCATCGACTATCACGTGAAGAATGACCCGGAATTCGCCCAGGCTCTGGAGGACGCCCGCCAAGCGTGGATTGACGAAAACTTGTTTGCCCCGGCCCTGAAGCGGGCGCGGGACGGCGTGGACCGTCCGATCATCGGCGGCAAGTTCAAGGATCAGGTCGTTGCGACTGAGCGCGTGTACAGCGATAGCCTGTTGTTGGCGATGCTCCGGGCGTACCGCGCGGAGTTCCGCGACAAGGACGTGGCGGACAAGCTGGGGACGGTCGGCAACGGCGGGGTGATGGTCATTCCGGCGGCTCCCTCCACGATCAGCGACTGGCAGAAGCGGTTTGGCGAGTTGGCGAAGGGCACCCACGGTCGCCCGGAGGGGGCGGCGTGATGGAACAGACCGCGATCGCCGCCGCAGTCAAGTACGCGGCCCGGCCCGGCTACCCGATTGAGTGGCGCGAGGTCGATACGGGGAGCGGCCAGACGGAGCTGCGCCCGTTCTTTGTGGACCCGGAGACTGGGCAGGAGCACGAGGCGACCTGGGCCCCGCAGTACGGGTCGCAGCTGGCCTTCCTCATGGCGCATTCGATCTTTGAAGTGCTGTATGAGGGGACGCGCGGCCCGGGCAAGACTGACGCCCTGCTGATGGACTTCCTCCAGCACGTGGGGAAGGGCTACGGGGCGGAGTGGCGGGGCATCTTGTTCCGCCAGACCTATCCGCAGCTGTCGGACGTGATCAACAAGACCCAGAAGTGGTTCAAGCGCATCTTCCCGGGGGCGAAGTACAACAAGGTGGAGCACACCTGGACCTTCCCTGACGGTGAACAACTCCTGCTGCGCCACATGAAGTCGCCGGAGGACTACTGGAACTACCACGGCCACGCCTATCCGTGGATCGGGTGGGAGGAGCTGTGCAACTGGCCCGACGACAAGTGCTACACCGTCATGATGTCGTGCTGTCGCTCCACGAAGCCGGGCATTCCCCGCTGCTACCGGGCGACCACGAACCCCTACGGCCCCGGTCACAACTGGGTCAAGGCCCGCTTCCGCCTGCCTCACTCCCGCGGTCGTGTGATCCTGGACAGCTACCGCGACGGCGAGCGCGAGCCGCCCCGGGTCGCCATTCACGGGTCCATCTATGAGAACAAAATCCTGCTCCACGCTGACCCGGAGTACATCAGCAAGATCAAGGCCGCGGCCCGGAACCCCTCGGAGCTGAAGGCGTGGCTGGAGGGCTCCTGGGACATCATCGCCGGGGGCATGTTCGACGACCTCTGGCGGGGCGACGTTCACGTGGTCCCGTCCGTTCCGCTCCATATGATTCCGAAGCGGTGGAAGGTTGACCGCTCGTTTGACTGGGGCTCGTCCAAGCCCTTTGCCGTCCTTTGGTGGGCGGAGTCCAATGGTGAGCCGTTCGAGTACAATGGCCGCGTGTACGGCAAGGTGCGCGGCGATCTGTACCTGATCCAGGAGTGGTACGGCTGGAACGGGGTCCGCAACGAGGGCGTCCGCATGCTCGCCTCGGACGTTGCCGTGGGCATCAAGGACCGCGAGGAGGATTGGGGTCTGTCCGGTCGCGTCAAGCCGGGCCCGGCTGACTCCTCCATCTTCGACCTGGAGAACGGCAACAGCATCGCCGCGGACATGGANANGAAGGGNGTGCGNTGGACGCCCGCGGACAAGGGGCCGGGCTCGCGCAAGCAGGGCTGGGAGCAAATCCGCAAGATGCTCAAGGGCGCGCTGCCTCCTGCGGGCGGGGGACCGCGCGAGGAGCCCGGGTTGTTCATCTTCGACTGGTGTCAGCAGACCATTGAGACGTTCCCGGCGCTCCCGCGGGACGACAAGGACCTGGATGACGTGAACACTGAAGCGGAGGACCATATTGCGGACGCCATACGCTACAGGGTCCGCAAGAAGCTGCGCGGCGTCAAGCAGGGTAACATGTAGAACAACTTGCCAACGTCTCGCCGCCGGGCGAGAATAGGCGGACCCAGGAGAAACGACTATGGCTGTTAAAGACCCTAAGAGTCCGGCGACCACGAGCGCCGCCTACGACAAGATGCTCCCCCGCTGGCACGTCATCGAGACGTTGCTGGGCGGGACGGAGGCGATGCGCGAGGCGGGTGAGATGTACCTGCCGAAGCACCAGGAGGAGACGGACGCAGGCTATCGGGAGCGGCTACAGTCCGCTGTCCTCCTCAACATGGTGGAGCGGACGCTGGACACTTTGAGCGGCAAGCCCTTCAGCGGTCCCATCAGGCTCAACGATGACGTGCCCGCGGCGATCCGGGAGCGCATCCTTGATGACGTGGACCTCCAGGGCAACAACCTGGACGTGTTCGCCCGGGCTTGGTTCCGGGAAGGCATGGCCAAGGCGTTCGCCCATGTCCTGGTTGACTTCCCGCGCCCTGCCCCGCGTGAGGACGGCCAGCCCCGGACCCTCGCGGATGACCGCCGGGAAGGGCTCCGCCCGTATTGGGTCCTGATCAAGCCGGAGTGCCTGTTGTTCGCCCGGGCGGAGGTGATCAACGGCGTGGAGGTCCTTCAGCACGTCCGCATCCTGGAGCACTACACGGAGCAGGACGGCTTCGCTGAGGTCTTCAAGCGCCGCATCCGGGTCCTTGAGCCCGGCCTCGTCCAGCTCTGGGAGCCGAAGCCCGCCAAGAAGAAGGGCCAGGACGAGGAGTGGGAAATGGTCGATGAGTGGGCGACGGGGCTGAACTACGTTCCGCTGGTCACCTTCTATGCGCACCGCGAGGGCTTCATGTGCGGCAAGCCGCCGCTCCTGGACCTCGCCTGGCTCAACATCGCTCACTGGCAGTCCTCCGCGGACCAGCGCCACATCCTCACCGTCTCGCGCTTCCCCATCCTCGCCTGCTCCGGGGCCTCCGGCGAGGACAGCGACCCGGTTGTGGTTGGGCCGAACAAGGTGTTGTACAACCCGGACCCGCAGGGCCGGTTCTACTACGTGGAGCACACCGGCGCGGCGATCAGCGCGGGCCGCACGGACCTCCAGGACCTTGAACAGCAGATGGCGAGCTATGGCGCGGAGTTCTTGAAGCGACGCCCGGGCAACCAGACGGCGACGGCCCGCGCTCTGGATAGTGCGGAGGCGACCAGCGACCTCCAGGCGATGGTCGGGCTGTTCGAGGACGCGGTGGCCCAGGCCCTGGACATTACCGCTGATTGGATGCGCTTGGGCGTACCCGGCGGCACGGTCGAGCTGGTCAAGGACTTTGGGCTGGAGGAGCAGGACGCCGTTGGCCTTCAGGAGTTGCGCGAGGCCCGGAAGTCTCGCGACATCAGCCGCAAGGCGTACTTGAACGCCCTCCGCCTCCGCGGTATCTTGCCGGAGGACTATGACGCGGAGGCGGATTGGGAGCTGATCCAGCAGGAGATCAGTGACGCGATGGGAGCCGCGGGCCTGGACCTGGACCCGGCGGGCGGTGATGAAGAAATGGAGGCTTAGGATGCCCACGGCCAATGAAGAGTACCGGGACGCGGTGCTGCGCCACCAGATCGGCCTGCGCCGCTACTCCGCTGGGCTTACCAAGCGCATCGCGGAGCTGCTGGAGAAGGCGGACCGCGATTTGGCTGAGAAGCTGCGCGCCCGGCTCGCCCGGTTCGAGCGCGAGGGCCGGGAGCTGGATTTTACTGGCGAGCGGTGGAAGGCCCTGCTGGCCGATGTGCGCGCGGCCCGGGACGCTGCCCTTCAGCAGTATGCGGAGCTGGTCCGGGGCGAGCTCCGGGAGCTGTCTGTTCAGGAGGCTGCGCAGGAACTGGCCTTGCTGGAGGCGGCGGTGCCCATTGACTTCCGCTTCGCCGCCGTCACCGCGGATCGACTCCGGGCCATCGTGTCCTCGCGGCCCTTCCAGGGGCGTCTGCTCAACGACTGGTTCAAGGTCCTCAAGGCGACGGACCAGGCCCGCCTGACGCAGGCCCTCCAGCTCGGGATGACCAACGGCGAGACCACGGATGAGATCGTGCGGCGGATTGTTGGGACGCGCCGCAACAAGTACGCTGACGGCATCTTGGCGATGACCCGCCGGGACGCGACCGCGATTGCGCGCACCGCGGTCAATCATGTGTCGAACACGGCCCGGAACTATGTCTGGGAGGCCAACAGCGACGTGATCACCGCCCGCATCTGGGTTTCGACCCTGGACGGGCGGACCAGTGCGGTCTGTCGCGCGCGGGACGGCCACGGTTCTCCGGTCGGGGACAACGAGCTGCCCCCGGGGGTGCCGCCGCTCAAGCCCAAAGACGTTCGGCCCCCGGCTCATGTCAACTGTCGGTCCGTCATGGTGGCGTACATCGATGGCGTGGGGCTCCTCGGGAATCGCCCGACCGTCACGGACACTCGGACCCGTCGCCGCCGTGAGATTGACTTCAGGGCGGAGGCGCGGCGCACCGGGAAGTCCATACAGGAGGTGCGCCGGGAGTGGGCGGACGCCAATGTGGGCCGGGTGCCGTCCTCCACGACATATCAAGAATTCTTGAGCCGTCAGCCCGCCGCGTTCCAGGACGAGGTGCTGGGCAAGACCAAGGGCAAGTTGTTCCGCGAGGGCGGGCTGACCGTTGACCAATTCGTGGATCGGGCTGGGAACGAGTTGACGCTGGCCCAGCTCGCGGCGAGCAAGCCGGAGGCGTTTGTGCGCGCGGGCCTAGACCCGGACGCATTTTGACAGTATTCTTCGACTTGCGTGATGCAACTTCGGCGGGTGATCCGTCATACATAGAGGAATGACTTATGGACTTTGAATTCGCTCCGGTCGATTCAATCGACAATGTGCCGGAACAATTCCGGAGCATCTACAAGCAGGACGACGACGGCAAGTTCGTCGTCGACGACACTTACAAGGGCATCGTGGAGGCCGTCACTGGCCTGAACCGTGCGCTCAAGGCCGCGAGGGCTGAGGCGAAGGCAAAGACCCCGGTGGACCTAAGCCCGCTGGCCGAATACGGCAAGACCCCGGAGGAGATCAAGGCCGCCGTCGAGGCTCGCATCAACGAACTCCAGGAGCAGGTGGCGAGGGGCGGGGACGCCAAGGTCAACCTGGAGAAAATCAAGCAGGACCTCGCCGCCGCTTACGCGAAGGACCTGGAGAAGGCCAACAAGCGCAACGAAGCCCTCCAGAATCAGTTGTACAGCTTGCTGGTCGAGAACGCTGCGACCGCCGCCGTGGTTGAACTGAAGGGCATCCCGGAGCTCCTCCTACCGTTCATCAAGCAACAGGTGAAGGTGGTCGAGGAGGAGGGGCAGTTCAACGTGTACGTGGTGGACAGCTCGGGCGATCGTCGCTACTCCGGCGTGACCGGACAACCGATGACCATCAAGGAGCTGGTGGCGGAAATGAAGGCCAACGAGAAGTTTGGCCGCTTGTTCGAGTCGGAGGCCCCGGTTGGTGGTGGTATGCCGCCCCGCGGCGGTTCTACTC